TTCCGCCCATGTCTGAGTCTGGGACTGCCAGTTACCGGGGTTCGCTGTCTCGCCCCGGATCCCATAGGACTCGAACACGACCCGGCCATCCGGGGTATCGAAATAGGTGCCCCCAGACCATTGGGCTAGCTCGTCGAGGAGCGTGGTCGCGGGCTGGGGAATGTCCTCGTTTACGGAGAACAGCTCGAGGGCATTGCTAGCCCCGTTTAGGTAGGCCAGCCCGGTCGCGGCAAGGATCGTCTCGACCCGCTCGTCTACCTGCTCGTTAGGGAAATTGACGTCGATAAGGGTTGAGCCGAGCTGCGCCAGAACGCCAATCCCGGTGATCGTAGTCCGGGCCGTGCCATCCCCCAAGAATTCGACCCGCACATCCGTCACTGTGCCGGTGAATCGTGCGTCTGAGTAGGCCGTGATCGTGAACGTGTCGGTGATCTCGGCAACCGCGTTGATATCCCCAAAAAGGGTTATTTCCGCCTGGCTGGCGCTCGACGGCGACAGGATATCCGACCGACCATGGGACACGGTCACCGCGTATTCGATCCCGGCAAGGTTTAGGGCCGTGCCGGCAATGCTGACGGCGGTGATCGGGGATGTCATTGTGCGACCAGGAACGGCGGCAGGCTGATACGGGGGCGGCCTGTGCGGGCATCGGCACGGGCCACGATCGAGGAAATAGCGTTGGCGACGGCCGTATCGGTCACCCCGGCCCGCGACGCGTTTGCGGCCGCGGCAGCCGCGGCCCCTGGCGTGCCGCGTGTCCCGGCGGCGATAGCGCTACTGACGGTGCCCGACGTGCCAGCGAAATCCCGGGCAGCCCGGTCGGCCGCAGCGATCTTCTCATACAGGCTCAGATATGACCCGGCTGATGCCAGCGCCGTTTTCGCGTTTTCCTCAAGGACCGGCGTCAGGTTTGTGATGGTGCCTTTCAGGTCGAACGCTCCCCCGCCAACGTCCCCGATCGACGTGTCAAGCGCATCGAAACTTATTTTCATGGAATCGGAAGCGGTCTTGCCTAGACCAAGTGCGGTGACCGTGTAGGAAACGGGGTTCAGGACTTGGCTCAGACTGGACCCGACAGCGTCAACGACGAATTGCAGGGGTCCGAACGTGTCCTTGAAATCTCGGCCAGCGTCGACAGCGCCAATAACTGCCGTGGCCAAGGTCAAGTAGTCGTTCGCGGTGTCGCCAACATATTGCCCAATACTCTGGATGACAGGCTCAAGCTCCTCCATCGTGTTCATGAGATTGTCTGTCTGGCCATCAGTATCTTGGAGGGCATTGAGCAAGCCGTAGCCGAATGCCTCTTTCAGGTTGTCCACACCAATCGTGAGCCGGGCCAGCTGCCCTTGGTAGGTGCTGGCTGACGTCTGTGCTTGGCCCTTGAACGTGTCGGCTAGTTGGGCCGTGATGGCCTGCATATCGCCAGACTTGAGGACAGCAGAATCAATCCCGGTGCCCAGTTTGCCCAGGCTTGCCGTGTTGCCGTCATAAGCCCGTGAAAGGGCCTCCGCGACCGTCTGGAGGCTCTTGCCGGTCCCGGCTGACACGTCGAGCGCCAGGGCTAGTGACTGGTTGGCTAGTTCCGTGTTGCCGATGGATCGGACAAGCCGGTCATAGGCGGGCCTCAGCTGGTCGTCGGCGACTCCGAGACTGCGCTCAAGGCTGCCGATGTATTCCTCGACCGGCGCGATGTCGTGGGCCAGTCCGACATTGGTGAGGGTTTTGGCGAGCTTGGATGCGGCGGCCTCGTCCTGAATAGCGGCGTTGACTCCGTCGACGCCGATTTTGATGGCAAATGCCCCGGCAGCAGCTGCCGCACCCAACAGGGCCGGGCCCAACATGCCCGACATCGTCGAGCCGAGACCGGTAGCACGCCTTTGGGCGTCATTCATCCCATTGTTGAAGTTCTTTAGGTCGGCCGCCAAATAGACCGTTAGCGTCTTAGCCATTAAAGGACCGCCCACTTCGATACGACCCGGTCAACCGCCTGGGCCCACTCCTGCAAGGCCTTGTCCTGATATGGGGCCCGCTTGCCGATCCAGCCCGTTTTCTCAAAGGGGGCAAATGAGCCGCCTCTTTCGCCGCTGTTCGACGGGTACCGGACCATGGTCGCGCTGGCACCACCCGAAAACACTTTCCGGTTACCGCCGATCCTGACCACCGGGATACGGTCCGTGCCCGCCTTCACGCTGGCGGCGATCTCCTCGCCCCATGGGCCCGCGTAGTTCTGGGCAGCGTCTTTCCACGCTGGCACCATGTGGCGCTCGGCAATTGTCTTAGATGCGGCCCTAAGTTCTTTGTTGGCCTCTTTCGGCAGCTTGTTCAGGGCCCTCAGAAGATCGTTCAATCCTTCAATGTAGGTGTCGAACGCTTTGGCTCTAGCCATTAGTCAACTCCTCGAGGATTGTCGCAATCAGTGCCGGGTCGTACTCTTTTACTTCTTCGATGGGCCTGCCCAGGCGGATCGCTAGCTTGACGACTAGTCGTCGCCACGATCCGACTGGGTAGGGTCCACGTCTTTACCGACGATCACTCTGACCTTGCGCTGCCGGGCCCACGCCTTGACCTCCTCAAGGTTCTTCGGGTCGCGGCCCTCGCAATGGATAAACGCGATGGTGAGCCGCATCCCATGCTCAGAAGTCTTTGCCCTCGGATCCTTGGCCACAAGCTCTTCGTACGTCCAGAAATCTATGGACATAGTTTCGAGCGGTGTCGGCTCGGTCGAGTCATCTAGAAAAACATTCAATTGTGGAAACATGGCTTTTCCCCGTTCACGGTTGGTTAGGTGAAGTTGACGGTCCCTGTGAAGCTGACGGAGCAAGTGGCGATGCCCGCAGCGTCGACGTTCATCTCGGCCGACTCGATGAACATGCCGTTCCCAGCCCAATGGCCGGAAGCGGAGCGCACATCGACCGCGACACCGGTCCCGGCCGCAATAGCCACCTGAAGGGCGTCATACAGGCCGGAATTCTCGTCATACAGGAAATCAATCGAGATCGTGCTGTTCAGGTCCGTCTGGACGAAGGACACGTCCGACAGGGTCGGGGTCCGGACGATCGTGGGGGTGGTGGTCACGGTGCCCGTGGTCACCTGATCCTCGTAAGCGACACTGGCCACGTCGACGGTAAACGCCGCGCCGGCCACGCTGACAACTGCCATTTCTACTCCTTCATGTGTGCCGACACGGCTATCTCGACCGTGTACACGGTGCCCTGGGCCCCTGTATCGGACAGGGAAGGCGGATTGACGAGGTCCACATTGAACCCGGTCGGGATGAGCCCGAGACAGTCGTCGACTGCGTCCTCGAGGTCGAGGACTGCTTGGGCATTGTTCCGGGGGCTGATCACGATAAGTACGCGCCAGCGGGCCCGGTAGTTCAGGGTGGAGCCGAGACGCTCCGGCAGGAGCCAGGGCGTATCGGGGACCACGACGATGCACGGCGGCGCTGGCACGGCCGGGACCGTGTCATAGACCTTGAGCCCTGTGGCAGCAAATGCCGCCGTGAGGGCCAGTCGTGCCTCGGTGGTGAGGGCGGTCATCCCACCATGCCCCCGACGTTCATGTACGGCCCTAGGAGGCTCATGACGCGCCTCGTGAGCCACACTGACAGCCTGTAGGGGCCGGGCGTGAAATCGACCGCTACGGCCTGCCCACCGGCCGCGGTGCGTGCTTGGAAGATCTCCACGCCCACGGCGAGGGTTGCCTCTTTGCACGCGGCGGGCTCGGCCGCGTAGGCGGCCGTGGTGATCAGGGCCCCGACAATGTCGTCAGCCGCTTCCGCGACCTGATCAAGGACGTCGTCGAGCGGCGCGGCATACGTCAATTCGAGCGCATCCGCGAGCTCTTGTCCGTCCAGGAGTGCCATTATCGGGGCCCTTCCACCTAGTTCTGTGCCAGCCGGACGACGCCAGCGGGGGCGTAAACAGCCGCGACGGCGTAGCCGTAGATCGCGATGTCGTAGCCGAGCTGGGCGACGTTGTCCGAGGTGACCAGACGGGGGCCGTCCTCGACCCAACGGGCCGCGGCACCGTTCAGGACGATTGCGTGGCGGTCGGCGTCCGTGTCGAGCCACTTGGCGCGCACGACCGGGAGGCCGGAGACGCTGACCCGCAGGGTCGACGCGGTGGCCACACCGGACACGTTCTGCACACCGTACGGCTCGGGCAGGAACGTCGACCAACCGCCGATGGCCTGCATGAGCGCCGTCGACGCCAGAACGACAGATGCCGGGGCGCCGGTGGCGTCCTCGACCTCCATCGATGCGAGGAACACGTCCTCACGGAACTGAGCGCCCGTCGTGTCCGACGCGAGGTCGTAGACGTTCGTGTTGGACGAGCCGCTCCACAACTGCTGCGTGAAGGCGCGGTCCGTCACCGTGTTGTACGACGCCAGCATGATGCGGTTGTGCGCGTCGAGGTAGGACGGGCTCGACCTCTGGAGCAGCTGGTAGGCGATGTCGCTACCGGCCGCATACGTGGCCAGCGTCGCAGTGCCCTTGTCGAGATCGATCGCAACGGAGTTGACCTCACCCTTGGGATTGGCCTGCACCTCAACAATGTCAGTCAATGTCCCGTCGTAAAAAGGCCAGTTCATCTCCAGGCCGTTCTGGCCTGCCGACTCCGGACCGCCAACGGAATTGATGGCCGGGCGGCCCATGTCGACGATGCGCTTGACGTCGAGCATCCAATTTGGGGGCAGGACGCCAAGGTTATTGGCGGGCACCTGGTCGAACAGGGCGCGGGCCTCGAAGTCGCCATTCATGACGGCGTGGCAGTACTCGCCGAAGCTGCGGAACTGGGCGAGGGGGTGCTGAGGCTCGCTTGTGTAGGCGCGGGCCTCGATTGCTGCGAGTGAGTCGCGCACCTGGGCGAGGCTCTCTCGGGCTTCCACGTCGACGGCCGAAACCTCGGTCGCGTCCGTGGTGACGGTCTCGGACATGGGGTTTTCCTCTCTAATCGCGCTTACGCCTGCGTTGGCGTAAGCGGGCATGTGGGTTTGGGACACCTCGAGGAGGCGGGCCCGCGTGTGCTGGACGGCCGTCTTGGCCCGGTTCCACACGCTCTCTACGGGGCTGAATCCGACGCTGAGTCCCTTGGACGCCCCGCCGCGCATGAGCGTGGCAGCGTCCCGGCCTTGGACGGTGTCGAGGATCTGGAAGTCGATGTAAAGGCCGTCGGGCTCGTTCGACGCGCCGGTGATGACGCCGATGGGCTCACCGTGCCGGTAGGCGAACGGCTTTCCCACGACGTCGTCGGGCTCGAACGCGCCTGGGGCGAACGATTCGGCGATGCCGCCGAGATCGGTGGGGTCGGCGTAGGGGACGGCGCGGCCGTAGCCGGTCGCGATCACTCCGTCGTCGGTGGCGGTCTCACGGAGCTCGAGGGCGATATCGGCGGCTACTTCGGTGGTCTTCATGCCATGATCCCTAGGGTCGGGAGGTCGAGTAGGTCTCTGGCCTCTTGGCGGTCCATCACGTTCAGGGGCAGCAGGGTGGCGACGATCCCGGCCAGCTCGGCCGGGTTGCCGCGCAGGAACACGGACGTGTCGAACGTGACCCGGTGACCTCGTGGGGTGATGTCATTCATGGACAGGCGCTCGGACACGTTGAGCATGACCGGGGTCAGGGACACGTCGAGCAACTGCCGGTATAGGTCGACTCGGTTGGAGTAGGTCAGGCTTGAGCCGGGTATCCCGGCGCCGCACCAGATCGGGTCGAGATTGGCGAACCGTGCGACGGCGGCCGCGCTGGCCTGCCGTGCCTCGACAAGCTGCAAGTCCCGAGCATTCCAGCCCATCTGATCAGCATCGATGACACTGTTCAGGTAGGCGGTTGAGCGGTTTGCTCTCGCGGCTTCCCATGCTTCGAGGATGTCATCGACTTGGGATGCCGGAAGGTCGGCGCCTGTGTTCTTCAGAACAACGGTCGGCATGGGGGTTTCGGAGTAGCGCAGGGTGGCGGCCTCGAGGGCGGCGGCCGTGTTGATCGCGGTCGAGCCGACCCGGAGCCAGCCGCCTGTGCCGTCGCCGTAGAACTTGATGACGTCACGGGTTGGGACGGGCTGAGACAGATGGTAGAACGGGTCGGACGGTGGGTAGGCATTGACGTCGACGCCTAGGTTGGCGCCGGTGAGATCGTTGACGTCCTGAACGCGCATGGGGACGATCTCGGCCGGGAATCCGTCCCATGTGCGGGAGATGATCCGCCAGTAGGCCCGGTCGTAGGCCAGCAGATCGGTGATGAGCCGCTGCATCAGAGCCGAGTAGGGGATGGTCTGGGATGGATGCTCGAGGAAAGTCCGGGGCCGCACGGGGCCGTCTGTGACGTACTCGCGGAGCGGGAACGCGCTGATTGTGTGCGTGTACGTCTTCAGGGCCTTGACGAATGCCGGCACTTGCAGGGCCGTGTTCATGGGGACGATGCCGCCGTAACCGGCCGCTATCGCGTTGACCAGGGCGCCGGATTCGCGAGCGTGAGGGACCGGCCCCTCCAGCGTCTGCGCTGCAGCTGACGCTATCGCGGACTGGTCCCTCACGACTCGGAGTGAACGGGGAAACGCCACGGCCCGAGCCTATAGCACATGACCCGATAGAACTAGTTCATTTCGGCTAGGCGCGTCGCCGCGTGTGGATCATGGGGACCGGCTTAGGGGTCTTGGCCGCTTCCGCGACGGCAAACATGACGGCCCGCGCCGCGTACACGCCCCCTCGGCCCATCGGCGCGGTCATGACCCAGCCGCCCGAGCGCTTGGAGATGGTTGACGAGCCGAAATGCTCTTGGAGGATCTGGGAGCCGTCGTGCCGGATTAGTTTCTGATCGAATAGGTCGAGTAGGACTTTCGTGGCCGTGACAGCCTCACGCTGGCCGACGAGGGAGTCGAACCGTTCCCGGAGTCGCTCCGCATAGGTCGGCGTCACCATCACGTAAAGCGTCGGGTGTTCGGCCCGGATCGCCGCTAGCCGCTCGTCGACCTCCCGGATCGTCCGGTGAGTCGTCACCCGGACCACGTAGCGCCCCAGCTCGTCGAGCGCCGCAATAGCCACGGCGTGCCCCATGCCGTCGAAATCCGATTCGACGGCGACGGTCCATTGGCCTGTCTGAGGCAGCTGCGCGTCGGGATCGTTGGTCGCTGTCCAGGCGGAATCCTTCAGCCAATGATTCGACCGCACGACCCACTGGTTCAAGTACTCGCGGCGCCAGGCGGATTCCTCGACGTTGGACCATTGCTGCTTGAGAAATGCTTCCCGGCGGTCGGTCCATTCCGGGGACGCCCACCTCCATGTATCCATCTGGTCAGGGTCGGCGTCGGCCGGGGCCGACCACTCAAGCAGGAGGACCGGGCCGGGCTCAGGATCGTCCAGCCGGTCGAGCGCCCGCTGCCGGTAGGCGGTCATCAGGTCCGAGCTCGAGTCCCCGGCCGTCGAGACAAGGTACAACTGGGGCCAGTTGCGTTCCGCCATGGTGGGCGCTAGGGCGTCGTCGACCACTTCCCGCTTGACCTTCCAAGCCTCGTCAACAAAGACCATTGAGACGGAGTAGCCGACGCCAGCCGACTCGTTCGCCGCATGCACAAGCCAACGGTCACCGGAGGGGATCTCGATGCCGGCATTCTCGTTACCCCACCGGGCCGCCTTCTTGCCGTACTTCTCGACCGCCCACAACGCTGCCGGGCGCATCACCTCAATAGCCGTCGAGCGCTTGTTAGCCACGGCCAGAATTGTCTGGGGCTCGCCAAAGAGATCCGCGTTGTGCATCCGCCACATGCACAAGGCCCGCGACAGAACTGACTTGCCGGACTGTCTCCCTACCGTGACTATCACCGTGGACCAGATCAGGGCGCCCTCGTCGTCATGCTCGAGGGCCCGATCCAGCGCGTATGCCTGCCAGCCCCGCAGCTCGAGGCCAAACACGTCCCGCAGCCACTCCCGAGCCTGCGCCCCGTAGGACCCCCGTACGGCCGCAGGGCGGCCCGTTTCCAATCTGGGATACACGAACCCATCCGGGTGCATCCGGAGCGCTACAGGCCCGTTCTGGGCCTTTCTGGCCCCCTTG